GCAGCAGCTCGGAATGCGTCGAGCGGCGTCTTGGCCTCAACGTGCGCCTTTGCGAACTCGTCCGCCAGGCGCAATCCCCTGGCGACTGAATAGATCGCCTCCCGGCGATCCATTTCAGCCTTCACGAGCGTTTCGGCGAGTTCCCTGGCCTTGGCCTCGGCGCGCGCGTTGATTTCGGCTTCGTTGACAGCGGCGCTGGATTCCTCCGCCTTGGCGACAGTCGACATAATTGGCTCCTTCAAAGCGGAGGGTTGAGCGCTGCGGAATCCCGCGCGCGGGTCTGCTGGGATGGCGACGACGCTTGCCTCGTGCGGTTCCCAGTCGACCGCTCGGCGTGTGGGCGGCGAGGTCGCCTCGTCGTCCTCATAGGCGTGTGTCAGGTAGCCGACGGAGAGGGAGCGCAGGACGCCGTCCTTCACATCGCGCATCACGCGCTCGCCTTCGTCCGAGCGGGAAAACTTGATCTTGGCCTTCAACTCTCCCGCGCGCACCCGGGCCGAGCCGGGAACAACCGCGCCAATGACGGATCGCGTCCCCGAAAAATAATCGTGGCTGTCAAGGACCGGCGCCCCCGAGTTGAGCCGATCGAGGCGCACCGACTTCGGCGCCATGTCGAGGACCTCAGTATATTCGCCCCGCTCCCAATCGCGCCGCTTGACCGGCGCGCCAGTCGAAAGCGTAGCGTCGACGGTCCGGCTCTCCTCGTCGAGGGAGGAGGGCGTCATCACCATGTCGCGGCGCCGCATCGGCTCCACGTCAAGCGCCTGCTTGCCCTCTTCCGGCTTCTTCTCTTCGCCCTTGCCGGTCTTCTTGTCGGCCTTCTCAAGCAGCGCGGACGCCGCCTCTTCGACTGAGGACGCGCCTTGCTGTGCCGCGCGGCTCTTCGCTGCGATCAAACCGTGCCTGTAGACCTTGCCGCCCTTGCCGAACGGATATTTCCAATGGGCCTTGGTGTCGGGCTCGGACTCGCTGTCGACGGCGAGGTGCCACTTGCCATATTCGGCCCAGTTGTCGCCGCCTTCCCCGAGCAGCTTGTTGCCGTCCTCGGCGGAAAATGACCACGCGCCGTCCTCGTCGATCTTGCCGGCGGAAATAAGCGAGCTCGCGTGCGCGCGGCCCGCGCTGTTGACCGAGACAGCCATCAGGTGATTTCCTTGCCGTTCACATCGTCAGCGCGACGGAATTGATGACGCCATGCGCCGCGCCCGAAGACGTGGTCACAAGCATCGTCAGCACGACGACGATCGACATCCCCGGCGTGAGGCCGGTCCCAGTGATCGTGAAAATCAAATCCGTCGCCGTCGCTGGGATCTGCTGCGCGGCGGACACCGTCAGCGCCGTCTCGACCCCGTCCGATTGGCTGTAGGCGGTCGGCGTCAACGTGGTGGACGCCGCCGTGATGACAGTGCCAACCGTGTTGCAGTTGACCGTGAGCGCGATGTCCCTACCGGCGACATAGCTGTCCGACAGATTCACTTCCCAGATTGCCTGGTCGGTCTTGTTTGCGGCGCCCGAGGTAGCCTCTCCCGTAAGGACGAGCGAGGTCCCGTCTGTCCGCGTGATGCCGAACGCCCCGGCCCCCGGCGTCGCCGTCAGGGCTATGCCCGCGATCGACAGGGCGCGGGTCAGCATAAGGAAGCGCTCGGCTCCGCCGGCGGAGGACGGAACGAACGACTGGGTGGCCGCGACAACGTCGTTGTGATCAGAGATGGTCGTGACGTAGAGCGTGCCGCCGGAAACGGGAACGGAGGTTGTTGCTACGGACATTTTCTGCCCACTAGTTGATCGGCGGGACGGAACGGTTTCAGAACAAACAAGCGCCACCCGCGGACGCTGATAATCGGTCTTTTCCGGCCTATTCGCTCGCTGTAGAGCGGTTGGCACGCTGACGACTTGAGTTGCAGCCCCCAGCCGTGGCTAGGTAAGCGGACCCACAAAACGTCGATCTTCATTGGTTGCTTTCCGCAGCGGCTGGCGGCTTCGGAGCCGCCGCGCTCGCCTTGCCGACCTGCGCGGCGTCTGCGTCCGAAACGACGCCGCCGGCCACGAGCGCCTTGTGCCAGGCGATGTTGTCGGCCAGCACGACGTCAGGATCGAAGCCGCGACGCCGGATCGCCTCCTGCGGCGGCATCAGGAAGGATCGCACCGCCGCGATGTCGCCCTCGGTTTCCTTGACCGGGTCGACCGCCTCGAACTTTGGCGTCGTGAACTCGACGTCGTAGGGCGTATCTTCCGGCAGTTTTCCTGCCAGCACGGCCCGGTCGATGAAGGCGCGCCAGACGGGCCGCATCATCAGCGGAATGGCCGTGAGCCACTGAAACGTTTCGACCATGCGGCGGAATTCGTTGATCCCGGCCCGGATCGAGCTGTAATTGACGCGGCTCAGATCGCCCGTCAGAAGCTCGTAGGTCAGGCCCCAGGCCGACGCGAGCGCCTGCAGATCCGTCCGCATCGCTTCGTGGTAGCTGTTATTGGACGCCGGCTGCGTAAACTTGATGTCCTTCGTGCCGCGCGCGATTGCGATTAGACCCGGTTCAAACTGCTCGATCCGGTTGCCGGCATAGTCGACGACGTGCGGCGCTATGCCTTCCTGGCTCTCGTCGTCGGCGCCGATCACGATGGCCGCGACACAAGCCTCGATCCGCTTCCGGACCCGCTCGGCCTCCGCATAGGTCTGAACATTGCGCGCGTCGATGATGCCGGGGGTGAGCCACGGAATCCCGCGCATCTGTCCAATGCGCAATGGCTCGTAAAAATGCAGCACTTCGGACGCCGGAATGCGGTCCGATATGTACGACATTGGCTGAGTGTATATCATCTCGCCGGGGTGCATGCGAAACAGCCAATAGGCCGCCCGCTTGCCGTCCTCGTCGAGCTCAATTCCTAGATGGATATGAGTTTTTCCGTCAAAAAGGCCGTTTTTTCGATGGTCGATGTAATCGCCTTCGAGCAACTGCAGCTCGAGAGGCACTGCGCGCCGCGCAGAATTGCCCCGCGAGGCCGTCCGAAGGCGGATGACCGTCTCGCCGCCCTCCAAAACCGACCGGATTGCGAGCCTTTGGAGCGCGTAAAAGTCCAGTTGCCCGCCAAAATCGCATTCGTCGCAAAATCGAGCCCAAAGATTGTTTATTGTGGCGTTCAGAGGCTTGTTGTTGGTCCGCGCAACCGCCAGAATCCCGCTTCCGACGATATTATCGGCCAAAACTCGCAACGCCTTGCTGGCGAAGCCGTTATTTCGGGCCAAATCGCGCGACCGATTGCGCAAATTGACGAAACCGCCGTAAACCTCGGCGTTGGCCGAGGTCGATCCGGCCATCCACGCCCAGGTGTCGCGGCTCGTGCGCGCGGCGTCATACCAGCGCCTTTCGAGCTCGACCCGGACCTGGCGCGAAACTTCGGCCTGAACCGCCGCAAGCTCGCCCTTCGCCGCCGCCTTGCTCGAAAACAGGCCGGCGATGCGGTCGAAGAGGCCCATTTAGGCGGATGGAAACAAGAATGTGATAGTCGACGTGCTGCTGGCGGTGATCGCATACAAATCATGCGTCACGCCGCCGACCGAAGGCACCAATATGCTCGCGGACGCCGCCAACGGAATGCCAGTCGTGGCCGTGACCCCTGAACCGCCCAGCACCACGGCGGTGGAACCGATGTTCGCGACGAGCACGCCATCGCTCTCCGCGCCGACCGTGCAAACGAAAGTCGCCGCTGATGTCACTGACACAGCGCCATTAATGTAGAGGCCCATTTTTCTCTGTGCCTCAGCGTTTCAGGAAGACCGAGCCGAATGCGAGCGGGCGGGCGATGTTCGGCGGCTGGCTTTCCAGCTCAGTGATCATGCGATCGCGAAGCTTCAGCATCTGCTGCAGGCTCATGTAGCGCACCGTCTTGCCGTTGTGGGTGACGGTCGTCACCCCCTGCGCGATCGCGGCCGTGAGGGCGTCGACCTGAGCCTGCGTGAAGCCGCTCATTCGTTGCCTCGCATTGTGCGAAATGGCGCGGGCGGTGCTGGCCGCTGGCGATCTGCAGACGGCGCAGGAGCCACGCCACCTCGCCGGACGTACCCCTCTTTCAAAGGCCGGACGCCGAGGGACGGTTGTGCGCGGCGGTCTTTGAACAGACCAAAAATGCGACATATGCTCAAAGCCAATTCCTTCTGCGAGCCCCGAGGAAGCCCGTTCGCCGCGGCATATCGAAGGACGCCAGCGGCTGGGCGGCGGGAGGAGGCGCTGCTGGCGGCGGTTCTGGCTCCGGCTCGGGCGGCCCTTCGGGTTCCGAGGCCCGTTCGTCCTCGTATCGGTCCCACATTCCGGGCGGCATGTCGCGAACGCCAAGCTTGACGGCCGCCGCCTCGGCCTGAAGCATCGTGTCAAGCGCCTCGTTGCGTTCGCCTGCAGGTAGTTCCCAGCCGAACGAG